ACGAAGGGTATAAAAAAATTCGTTCATATGATCACTCATACTCAGAATGGTTATGTGTACGTGAATCAATTCGTGTAACTACCGTCAAACCTTCTGGCTCTGTATCATTGCTTTCTGGTGCAACTCCTGGAGTTCACTGGGGTCCTGGAGGAGCATTCTATCTTCGTGCTATTAGGTTTGGCAATACAGATCCAATGCTTCATTTATTTAAAGCAGCGGGGTATAAAATTGAAGCAGATCTAGTATCTGCAAACACTTCAGTAGTATATTTCCCAGTAGCATCTGGACATCCAAGATCTGAAAAAGATGTAAGTCTTTTTGAAAAAATTGGTTTGGCAGCAACTGCCCAAAAGTATTGGTCTGACAACGGAGTATCTGTAACTTTGTCATTTGATAAGGAATCTGAAACTAAACACATTGCTCCAGCATTACATATGTATGAGGGTCAATTAAAAGCAGTTTCATTTTTACCTATGGGCAATAAAACATATCCTCAACAGCCATACACTCAAATAACAAAAGAAGAGTATAACGCTTACGTTGGAACAATTGGTAAGATTGATTGGTCTGCTATCTATGATGGAGTAGAAAATCTAGAAGCACAAGGTGAAGCCTATTGCAGTACAGACGCTTGTGAGATAAAATTATACTAAGGAGATAAAATGAAAAAAATACTAGCATCATTAGCAATTTTTATAGCAGTTGGAGCAGTGCTGTTTTCTATAGATAAACCAAAAGATAACTGCATAAACCTTTATGTTGATTATGGAGTTTTAGATAATCAAACAAAGTTAGAAAAATGTGTACAATCATCTAGCAGCATTCTTGCTTTAGATGTTTTAAAACAAGCCAATCTTAAAATAGAAGGTACCAAGAAATATGGACTAGGAGTAGTTTGTAGAGTTAATGGGTTGCCAGATGAAAAGGTAGAGTCTTGTGAAGTTATGCCACCAGAGGATGCATACTGGGCAATTATTATTAAAGAAAAGAAATTAATTCCTTTCCCTAAAAGCGAGTGGGGTTGGGGACAACTTGCAATAGATCAACAACTTTTGAGTCCAGGGGATTCAATAGGTTTGGTTTGGGCTAATAATAGAAAAGTGGTATTCCCATAAAACTATTAGATAAACATGTAGATCAAAAATCTTATTATAAAGTAATTGTTCAGTTTGCACTGACCTTGCTTTGTTTACACATAGCCAATATTAAAACAATAGACATTTGGCGTTCTTTAACAGGGCACTAATGGTACATCTAACTCGCATTTATACGAAGACTGGTGATGATGGTCAGACATCAACTGCTACTAATGAAAGAATACATAAAGGCAGTGATCTGATTGAGGCAATTGGGGCGGTAGATGAAGCAAACTCTGCTATAGGTATGGCAACTGATTTTCATAATGACATTATAAATAGAATACAGAGCGATCTATTTGACCTAGGTGCAGAATTATCTGGTGCCCCAACAATTGTAATATCAAAAGAAAGAATCACATACTTGGAAAATGTAATTGATGACTATAATGAATACCTAGAGCCATTGCATTCTTTTGTTCTGCCTACTGGCGCTATGCACAATGCTAGAACTATTGTGAGAAGGGCAGAACGTCAGGTTTGGAAAATAGATGGTCTAAATCCAAATATTGCAAAATACCTAAACAGGCTTTCAGATCTGCTCTTTGTAATGGCACGATATCATAATAAAGGTAACGAAAAGTTGTGGGTTCCCAAAAATTAATTTGATACTGCTATAATAAGAGGATAGGAGAAATATGGCCAACCCGTCTAATTTATATGCAGAAAAGATTTATTCTGAGCATCCGCTAGTTTTGTGGGCATTAGATGACAAACTTGATTATATAAGTTTGATTTCTGAAGCACAACGCAATATTGCAACATTGTGGTCAAACTTTGCAGATGCAACACTTGCAGAATCCTTTGAAGATTTAAATCAGCCATTTCCCGATAGTCATTTAAGCAGAGTTAGGGTTAACGTTCCAGTATCAGAAGCACTTGAAGCATCAATTGTTAGTCCTAACATACTTAATTTTAATACTCTTGCAGATCTTGGAACATTTACTATTGGATCATATTTTTATTCAAATAGTATATTTTCACAAAATATATCAATAGGTTATGAATACACAGATCCAGCCACATCAACTATAGTTCAAAATTTAAAAACTTTTGCTAACGTGCCTTATCAAAAATGGGGTTTTATTTCTGAAACTTTTGAAATTCCAAATGTTTCTGCACAACTAAGACTTGTACTTAAAGTTAAAATTTTTGAAGGATCAACAACATCAACAGAAAACGAATTTTATTTTAATGGTATTACTTTAGGACAGTGGAACGAAGAATTTAATACATATTCTTTAGATGGAACAACCCAAACAACCGTTCCATCAACAGTTAGCATTTATGGTGGATATGATGCAGTAGAGGCACAGGCATATGGAGTTGCAGAGGATTCTGGATATTATATTACAGAGGGTGGACTAAAATGTAAAAATTCTGGCATTCCTTTGGTTTTTGGAGCAAGTGGGGTAACAAGGTTAGAGCCAAGTATAGATGCTTCTTTAATTATTCCAGGTAAAGGATTTTTAAATAAAAAAGGGCAATACAACGATTACACTGTTGAGTTTTGGGCAAGACTAGCAGTAAACACATCCACACCATTTAAAATTTTTGGACCTATTTCATCTGATGATGGGTTATATGTTGAAGATGGATTTTTAACATTAGTAATCGGAGATCAATTTGCATCTCATTTTGTTGGTGAATGGTTTAGGCCAATGCTGATTCACATTCGTTTAATTAAAGATTCTGCCTCATTATTAATAAATGGAGAAGAAGTTCTTTCCCTGTCTTTAAATACAGAAAATCTTGTTTTACCAGATGAATTTGATAATTCAGGAGACAGTCAAGACTGGTTAGGGTTTTTTGCAAATCAGAACGTTTATCCATTTGAAATTGATTGTGTTGCTGTATATTCTTATCAGGTTCCAGTTACAGTTGCAAAGCGTAGATGGGTATATGGTCAGGGAGTTGCTTCTTCAGAAGGAATTAGTGCTTCTTATGGTGGAACTACCGCATTTATAGATTATCCATTTGCAAATTATACTGCAAACTATCATTATCCAGATTTTGCAAATTGGAATCAAGGAAGTTTTGATAATTTACTAACTACTCAGACAACATTAAGAACACCAGAATATTCTTTACCAGAAATATTTTTAGGCACAAAAACATTACAAGAACTATATGATGATAACAAAGATGTTCAAGATAACGAATCTGGACCAGTCGTTGCCGATAAATTTTTGTCTTTTAGGCCTAACAATACTTGGAACTCTGTTGAGTCATATATTAATTTTTCAAGATTTAATTTATTACCAAGTGAGGTTGAAAGTTGCTATGGAGTATTTAGTACTCACAATTTAGCGTCAGACGAGATATTGTTTAAAATATATAACCCTTTAAACAATAACTATTTTACAATTCTTAAAGACGGAAATTTAATTAAATACTCTTTAACCTATAATGGAACTACAGAATTATTATTTACTTCTAGTGCAGTAACTGCTAATAGTCTTTTTGCAGTTGGATTTAATATAAAACTATTATCAGAAAAATTTGGAAATAGCGTAAGTTCATTTTTTGGAAATCAAAGTTCATTAAAAATGTATGTGGCTGGAGATAACTCTGGAGATTATACTTTTACAGGAAGACTTTATTCTATTGGGTTAAACACAACATTAAATTCTGGAAAAATAGCAGATTATATTGATACAAATGGTTTTATTGAATTAGACAAAGGCCAACAATTAGTAGATCACACAGCCAGTTATACATTGCTTCCATCGCAAGCATATGAAAAATATTTCCTAGATATCGGTGTTTCAGGTTATTGGGAAGACTATTTACCGCTTTCTTATTTTGCTAAATTTGTAAAGAATAGCAATAATGAAGATTTTTACGAAATAGATTTTTTACAGTTTAACTTAGGATATCCAACAACGACTACTTTACAACAAGAGTCTGGGGCGCTTTCTTATTACTACAATACAGAAGGAGCACAAATAAAAAGTTATGTTACATTTCAATATCTTGCAGAAGGTGCAAACATTCCCACATCTTTTGCTAACGAAGAACCACCAGGAGAGTATAATGTCCTTGACTTAAACAATTACGAAAACTGGAAAACAACAAGATTTGAAATTTTAAATAACACGTTAATTTACCCAGTTAAAAATATAGATTTTAATGAAGTTGCAATTGTTTATAGTCTTGAGTTTAATAGTCGTGGCATTTTAACTAAACCAGTATTATTAAATAAATTACAGTTGGCATCTCAGGCATTTAATGACAACTCTTTTAATCCAGTAGGCACAAGGTCTGGAGTAGATCTATTTCCATATAAAAAGAATGGTATTTATTTTGATTACAAATCTAAAAATCCTTTTAGCATATATAAAGAAAGCACTCCCTATTTATACTTAACAAAAAACTCTGGAATAGAGATTCGTGGCGAACTAAATATATTAGAAAATCGTGGACTTTCTTTACCAATCAATAAAGAATTAGCAACATTTTATAAAGTTAATGCAATCCAACTATGGCTTAGATATGATAAAGAAAATTTTCCAGCAACAGCAACAGAACTTTTTGAGGTTAATCATAAAGATGGAAGTCTTAAGTTTTACATACAAGGAAATAGTCAAGATTTAAATAGGGGTAAGATTTTTGTTTTAAATGAAAGCGGTATCCCATACGATGGTGTTGCATTTTATTTAAATGGTATCTTAGTAAGAGAGCCAGTCTTATCACTAAAAGAATGGTCTTCCGTAGGCGTTTCATTTTTAACAGCCTTGAACTTTAATTCATATCTAGGAAACATTAATATTACTGGCCCAGCAATATTTAATAATATTTCATATTATCAGGCAACTGGCTTACAAGAAATAGAAAGCAGAACGGAGAGGCCATGGTTTAAGGTTTTGAGCGATGGAACGAGCACTCTAGACTGGCAGTTTTGGTTTAATAACTCTACCTGGGGTGGTATGTTAATCTTAAACTCTTCATATTTTTATGGAACTAATCCAGCAAATATATATAAAACATACACAGGAACTAATAAAATAATAGTTGATGACCAAGAAGGTTTAATCTATCAAGCAGAAAAAATAAAGTTATATACCAATGCAGAGTGGTCAACTACGGTCTCTATACCTTTATAGTCTGATATACTTATGGTTATGGAATCATTAATTAACCCAAAAACTGGTAAACCTTATGTTAAAAATGTACGTCGTCAGGTAATAGACAAGCACTATGACTGGGGTCTTTACGTATATAAGACATCTGCTGGTAAATGGTTTACAGACGATGAAGGCTCAGTTTTAAATATACCGTCTGATCGTGGAGATCTTACAAAAATTGCAGAGTTAAAAAAGGCTGCAATTCACTACGGAGATGATGGACTTGGCAAGGCTGTGTTTGTTCCAGGGTTAACTCAAGTTAGTGAAGAAGAGTATTCAGAACAAAAAGCAAGATTAAAAGAAGGTTTAATTCCTTCAATGAATGATTTAGGTGCTTGGCATGCAGCACAACAAACATTAGAAAAGCATGGAAGAGGGGCTATGG